GTCGAGTAAACCAGAGTAGCCACAGTCGTAAGGTCGAATCTTCGACTTAGTCCGAACGGACTGGTCGAAAACTTCAGCTCGTTGAAGGAAAGGATTCCATCTAACGCGCGGTTGATAATGGGAAGATTCTCGTCTACCTTCTCGTCCTCGTTCATTGATATGAACATATGTGGACTTGTTCGTAGTACGTAATCTTTCATTGTCGACTTTGCGTTGGAGGTCCAACCAGAACGAGTCTGAAGAAAACGACACCAACCCTGTGGCGCCAGCATTTCGGCCCACCACCGGTGTTCTAAGTTTAGAACCACGATGGAGTCGATATTCGAGCTGTTTGCTTCCATTGAAATAGCCTTTTTGAAATAGGTTATTGATTTGGTCGATCACAGCTCGCGTAGATGCTGGATTATCGGGAACAAGAGTTTTTGGTTTGCATGGTGTTACATCGTAACCCATATATGCATCCATACCGCAAGACTCCCGAAAGTGACCATTGACAAAACTTTTGTCAGGGTTTACTTTCAATTTGAGTTCTTGCATCAAACTCTGTATTCCAACATACCCGGTAGATGGGATGACTATGTCATCTCCATATACCCGGACCTGACCTTTCCTGCGAAGGATAGTTTCTTTACTTATATTCCAGTCATCAAAAGTTGATGCCAGGGCAATAATTAGGAAAACTATCGATTGAACAGGAAAAGTAACATCACATCCTTGAGATGCGAACTTTTTGAGTTCGAGATGCATATCTTTTTCAGGGATATACATCCATCTCGTCCGGTGCGAATGGAGAGCGGTTAGAAGGCTAGGATTACTCCTAAACATTCTTTCAACTACCCACAAGCTAAGGCGGTCGGAAGCGGACGACAAGTCTATTGTCGCCAACTTCCGGTTCCGGGATGCGCTAATAACCAAATCGTGAGATAGGTGTTGCTTACGAAGATCGATAAATGAACCAATAAAAGTTTCATTTATACGACGACGTAACCAAGACCCCGTGAGTTTCTGACAAAACATATGTTCAGAAGGCTCAGCTGCGATTACCCTAGGACCTTTAGCGGTCTTAGGGACGCAGATCAAACGAGAAGGCCGCTCACGACTGAGAGGAATCTCTGTTGTCGAGTTTGGCATTCTTCCATATCTTTCGAATGGAAAGAGGTTATTAAGTTTTGCAGACCAAGAAGTAAAACCGTACTTGTCATAAGTACGACCAGACTTCTCCGCGACTGCACCAGGTCCATGTGCTAGACCCAGGGCTCGGCCTTCATTCTCGTTTGCGTCGATGACGCATTCGGGGCAGAAGAATCCGAGTTCTGAGGCGAAGATATCAGCGATGAGCTGACACTTTGCGAGGATGGTACTTGCTTCCTTACTTCTTCGAGTGTTGAACTCTGGAAATAAAGGAAGATCAGTATCCACAGGGTCACAAAGGTGAACCCTGCGAAAAGACTGATAAGTACCGAGATTGTCCATCCCCCACTGTAAGGTGGGTTCTGGGAGATCCCTCTCGACATCAACATAATCCTCTATGGCTTGGAGCTTGCGCTTCTTGCTACAGGGGACCTCGATTTTCTTTCCGAGTGTAAACACTTGACGAAGAAAAGCGATGGCTGTTGGGTCGGCATCCGGTCTAACACATAACTTATCGTCAAAGACCAGCTGGTAAAGTCCCGCGTAAAGACGCGGCACTTTCACCCTTTTGCTATATTTTGTATAGCCTTTGGGCGAGAGCTGACCTGATTCAAGACCTTGCAAAAGCGCTTGGTCCCGTTCAGGAAGGGTAAGGGTAAAGTAACCCAAACCCCGTTCTTTGACACCTTGGGAAAGTCTCTTTAAATCAAGATCCAATCCCTGCATGTCAGGGTATGCCAACTTGATATCCGTATGGATACCTGTTGCGATTTGAAGCAGTACATCAGATTGGCTTTTCATCATTACATCTCCTTTTGTGAGATGGGGGTGATTCCAAACCTCTGAAACACTATATTACCAAGCTCGAGGAGATTGTAAACCTAGGTTTACGATTCCCAGTTGAGCATTTTCGTCACATTGGCTTCCGTAAGGAACGCCAATGTACCAACGGTGGTCTTTGCACTAGTTGTTAGTGCATCGCCTGCGTCGTTTTCGAAAACAACGTAGGCCTTCCGAAAAGTGGAAGGAGCCCCGGCCGCTCCGTATACTTCGTGAATCAGTTCAAGATTGTGCCTGTCAACTTTGACAGACCGATCTTTATCTGTACGCGAGGTATTGCGAAGACGGAGACGAAATTCACCATCGGTTTCACGCAGGAAATACTCCGAAGAGTATCCATCCTGATTGATCCGTACCAAATTCTTGGCTACGGCATTGATGGTAACGGTAATGGTATCAGAGAACATGTATTACTTCCTTGTATTATTAGATACTCGCCAAGTCTATTTGACCTTGGCAATAGCTAATGATGCTAGTATCGACGTCTGACGATCTGTAAGAAAGTCAGTTAGGGCAGTTAAGCTACCGGAATGCTGAAACCTGTTTAGGTCCTCTAAATGAGCGACATAATTCTCCATGACGACTTTACGTCCGCCGGAGTAAGAACGGGTAGTCCCGTTAAACGTGGTTTCAGTGCGAGTCTTGATGATCACAGACGGAACGTCATGTGTTACATTCAAGCGGTTTCTAGATAGTGCGACGAAATCACCTAAATTCGTGAAATAGTCTACTAACCAGGACCAAGGTAAGAGTTCGTATAGGGCAGCAGGGTCTAACCTGTTGTTCCTAACGATACTTTTAGCCAACTCGCGTAACTCTGTGTCACTACTATAGAAATTTTCTTGAACATGCCATCTGACATGAACACGAATATCTCTTGTAGTGATCTTTGATACAGGCACAGTGTGTGTAAAACCCACTGATTGAACGGTTCTATTCGTGGTTTCACGGTTAGAATCGGACTGCATCAACAGAGATCTCCGAACTCCTCGTTCTTGAAGCTTCTTGAGCTCTTTGACTCTCGAGTCAACTAGCTTTTGAAAAATAAGAAGCTTCTCGACGTCTCCGATTAATGGTAGGAGGCCAAATTGAGCCATAAGGTTCAATTTAGCACCAATCTTAAGGGCTCTGAACGCTTTGTTGGATATAAATTTATCCATGCGTCCTTTGCCAATAAGCCAAGAATCCTTAATGAGTGAGGGGATTTCCCTCAACTCAAGAAGTGAGACGACCAGATCAACGCTAGGCCTTTCAGGCATAGAACGTTTCAAGGCCCCTGTTACAAGGGCACTGGTATTGTAGGAGGGAAGCGACAAATGGGAATATGTAGTGGAACCTGACAGACCTGCACAAGGGTAATTTACCCATGTCCAGGAAGTCGTAGAACCATTCATAAGCCCGCCAGAACGATTTCGCTTTGATACAACAAGGGGATGATTATCTCCAGGTTGAACAAAGTCGGTGCAAGTTTCCGTTTTCGATGTGAAAGTGGAAGACTTGACCCGCTTAAGGGGATCCAATTCCGTTCCAGGAATTGTTTCCGTCTTATTACGAACACGTTCAGGCATTTGAAGCTCCATAGCTTGGTGAGGGTTTATTTAGACTGGAGCCGGTACAACCGGC